TTTGTAGTTCGCCCGCCGAAGTGTTGCCCCACAGCATGTAGGCAACCGTTGAGCTGGGTGAGCTGCTGCCGCTGTTGGTGCTTTGCACCGCGTCTAGGCACAGGTTCAGATCGCTACGGAAGCTCGCGCCGGTTTGATTGGCAATGTCGTAATCGTGCTGTGCCATTAGACGATGATCTCCTTGCCGTAGCCGACGGCAGTGTAGGTAAAGGAGCGACTTACAGTCACGCCGTCTTGTTTGAACTCTAGTTTAAATCCAGTGCGCGTCACCTCCGTAATCTCCAAGAGGTCGCTTGCAAACTGGGTGTAAGCGGTAACGCCAATCGCAGGCTCTTCGTAGAACGGCTGGGCAAAGGTCACCGTGTAAGCGCCCGTGCCCGGTGTGTTTTGCAGTGCGCTGCGCTCGATCCGCTGCTGCATCTCCATGACATAGCCCAGCTCGCTGATAGCGATGTTTTGCGCCACATTCTCCGTAGTCGCAATGATCTTGAACTGAAGACCCCTGCCCCGGATCAATACGTTGGTCATCTCGTTCCAAGCTCCCCAAGTCGGGGTGCCCCCTGGGTTGTCCTTGGTTGTGCGGACATACATCAACGCATCGACCTGATCAACGCTGTCGCCGTCAATATCAGTCCAAGTGTCAATGAGGCTTGCCTGAGAGTCCCACAAGTCGTTGGGCAGATAACCGTATGTAACTAGGTTGCGTCGCAGGTTTACGTCAAATACGCCGCCAAGGTCAACAGTGTCTTTAAAGACGTACTCGCCAGTCAATAACGTCGGATCAGTCAGTCTCAACGCATCCAGCCCGGAGTCGTAGGTCATATTTGTTGACGTACCAGGGAAAGCATCGGTAACCGTGTCAATGTTCCCAAGGCTGTCCCATGTGCCCATATCGTCAATGAACACAAGGTAGTTTGTGTCCTCAAAGTGCTCTTCAACTAGCAGGCGATCTTGGGGAGTTGGTAGATCAGTGATTACAACCGCTGGGGTTGCAGATCTATTGCCTGTGTCGTCCTCAAATTTGACTAGATATGTTCCCTCAAGCAGTGGCACCTGTTTTTGGGTTTGACTGCCCGCTGCCGCAGTAATGACTGTTTGCGCTGCATCCCAGGTGGCGCCAGACAGCGCCTTGCTGTGGCGGATCAATACTTTGCCGCCAAGCAGCACATCCAGCGCCAGCGCACGGTCCCAGCTCAAAATGGCCGTGGCTTCTGAATTTGGAACCAAGCTCAAACCGGTGGGGCTTTCGGGCGGGGCGCTCTTTGCCTCGACAAGCGCACTAAAGCTTGCGTATTCCTTTGAAGGCAGACGACCTTGATTACGGCTCCAGACTTTGAACTCATAGGTTTGAGGGTCCGTATCCAGAATCTCTATCTGGCTGCTGCGGGTGATGACATCAGACCAGTTGCCGTTTTCGCCACGCCAGCGGACTAGATAATCCGGGGCGTCCGCAACCGGAGTCCAGCTCACGATCAGCTTGGATTTTGCTGTGCCAGCCTCTTCATAAAGCACCTCATCGTGCTCAAAATCAGTGGGCGCTGCGGTTCGGACGTTGAGATTAGTGATGTCGCGCTGCTGGAGCGGATCCCCATTTTCAACGTAGTTGTACTTGCTGCCCTCATACGCCAAGGCAGTCACTGTGTAGGTGGCACCGTCTTGCTCCTCAATCGCAAGAACGCGCCAAGTTGTTGTTTGGATGTCGGAGGTGCCGTACAACCAAACACTGTTGGCATTGGGTGCGCTGCTAAATGCTGAGCTGACGGTAATCTCATTGCCGCTGATGCCGCTGACTGGACGTTGCTCGACCGTTCCATCACTCAAAATCACGTTCAGCTGCGGGTTCTTGGCGGTGGTCAAGCCCGTTGCATCATCAACCGTGACCGTGGTGGTCGTAGCTGAAACGATCCTGCCGCCCCGGCGCTCACCAGCCTTAACTGGATCGGCAATCTTGATCAGCTGACCAGGACGCACCATTACGCCAGCATCGACGCTTGTGCTGAACGTCACGGTCTCGGTTTCGTTCTGCTCGGAGTACAACAACCACTTGCCGATTCGTGCTGCTTGTCCGCGTGAAGTACAGGCAAAAGCCGAGACGTCACGCTTGACGACTCCGTACTTGCTGATGCTGGCGTAGTCCTCTACAACCTCATACGCAATATCTCGCAGATCTAAATCCAGGTAGCTGACAGATACGACATTGGGGCGGTTTTTAAGGCTGCTGCCTTCGTAGGTGAAGCCTTGTTCGCCCACATTGGCAAGTGTGAACAGGTACGCCCAATCGTCGGCCTTGTCCTGGCTGACTGTTAGCGAACCAGTGCTCCAGAACGGCATTGCCCGAAAAACCGAGCACATGTCGTTGATGAGTTTGTACGCTTCCTCTTGAGTTTGGATGTTGACGTTGCAGCTAAAGCGTGGTTCTTGCCCATTAAGCCCGTCGCTGACCAGCTCGCTGCTGTATTGAGAAGCAGCAAAAAACGCCCACTTATCGAGCTGAGCTTCCGTGATGTGATCGCCAAACCCATATCGGGTGCTGGTCAATAGATCCCACAGCACCCAAGCAGGATCAGATGTCCACCTAAGATCGTAATCACCCTCAGGGGTTTCTTTAAACGTTCCATCCCAAACGCCGTCATAGATGAGCCTTCCGTTGGTTGAATCAACAGTCGCATTGCTTGGAATCTTTACCTTGATCCCGCGAATTAAATAACTGCGGCTTGGAATGTTACTAAATTGGGCTGCGCTAAGACGCAGTGCAGCTATTGCGCTGTTGGGATACCTGAGTTTGCTGTAAGTGATTTCTGTGTAGCTTTCCCAGTAGAGGCGGTTGAAAACGTTGGGATCTTGACTGTAATCGTCACGCGTTTCGCGTACCACTTTGATGTCAACAGGAAATTCCCCGTTGATATTGATGATGTAATCCCGCTGGTACGGATCGGGCGTGCGACCAGAAATAACGTTTCCCCCTTGGAAGGTGTAGCCGCCGCCGTTGTACTGAACGTAAATTTCGACGTTGACATTTGAGCCGCGAATATCACCGTTTGAGCGAATGACTTGCAGCGCGGGGACGCTTACGGTTACGCGAACAGCGTTAACATTTGTGTCTGTAATTGTGCGAACAATCGGGACTGCATTGCTGACAAGTACATTGACGGGCTTCTGGTCCTCAATCGCGGCGGCAAGGCTTATTGCATCTTGAGCGTTAGTTCCAGTGCGTAGCTCAATATATTCAGCAACCTTGTCTTCTGGGATGCCGTAATTAAATTTGCCATCAGCCTCTTGCAGCGGCGTGTTTTCGATAAATATCGATTTATAGCCATCCTTCAATCCTTCGATTTCGCCTTCGCTGAGCAGATCAACGAAAGTCGCATACTGGATTGAATTTAGACTGTCTGAATCCTGTTCAGGAGTCCTAGTGGTTTCAGCCATCAGAGGTTGTCGGTGTCAACACCGCTAGAGATAACGACAGAACCAACAAGGGTTTCGCCGTAAACGACAGGTACTGGCACTCCTTGACGGCTGGTTTGCTGGATGCCCGAAAAGCTATAGGACTTGCGCGGATCCTGTTGGGTATCAGGTCCGATTGTGGGGATCACAGGAACTGGAGTCAATAACTGCGCAACGCCACCAAGAACAAGGCTTGCGCCAATGCCTACGCCGATTGTGCCGACGGTTCCAATGCCAGCAAGACCTCCAAGGGCCGCCCCAGCAGAAGCGATCGCGCCAATACCAAAAGACAAACCAATAATTGCAATGCCGGCCAAAATCCTTCCTGTAGCGCCGCCTGCACCAGCAAGCACTGGCACAATCTTGATCTCCTGCTGACCGGCGGGGTCGTGCAGCTCATCCGCCGTCAGCGCATACGTTCCAACACTGACCTTGTAATACTGCTCCGCCATGTGCGGGCGAAGCTGCGGAAAATTCGCCACCAAAAAACGCACAGCCTCCGCTGCGCTAGCGACATCCGCCTCAAACACACGTTGCTTGAGGAATTTTGCCAGCTTGCCGTAGACGCGAATCTTACGCAGCATCGTCCCAGCTAACCTCCGCTCATCCTAGACGCTGCCTGTGGCGCAATCTACGTCCGGTGGCATCCATTAGCCAGCCGTCATACAAATCACGAGAGGATAAGCGACCCCGTAAATGATGCAAAATTCGCTGCTCCCCTAGGTAGACGCCGCAGTGATTTAGGCCGTTGCCGCGAATGCTCATCAACAGAAAATCGCCAGCCTGTAATTGTTGTTTAGGTTCCAGCTCGACAAAGCCAGCCTCGCGCCAGTGCTGATCAAACATTGGTGCGGCTTCAAATTCCTCAGGGGTTACTGGGCGCTGCCAGTCAGGCAAGCTGATGCCGTTTTGTCTGTACCAATCCCGCGCCAAGGTCCAGCAATCCGTCACGCCCCAAATCCACTGGCGTCCAATTAGTGCAGGCTGGTAGCCGCTGGGGCGCAGTTCGGCACTCCACTGTTCAGTTCTTGGGTTGACGATGTACCAAGGCAGGTCGTTCTGCTCGATGCACGCCAGGTCCGCTTCGCTTGGAATTGCAGGGGTAAATGGGTGGCTGTGGACAACGGCGACAAGCTCACCAGCATCCTCAGCAGCCGCATAACCCTCAGGATCAAGGATGAACTGGTCCGCTTTGCCAGCAAGGTTTTGGCACGGCCAGTAGGTCTCGACGCCTTTAATGACAACAACCAGACCGCATGATTCACGGGGATCTTCAGCCTTGGCGTGCTCTAATGCTTCCTCGCGCCAGCTCATGCAAAGTAGGTGCCAATACCTGGGAATGCACCAAACGGCAACGCCTTTGTCTCGCCAAAACGCTTCTTACAGCTACTAAGGCGCTTGCCGCAAAAGTCGCTGCCAGCTGTTGCTACTGGCTCATCGTTTCGGTCGAAATACTGGGCGGAGGTAACCGTGCCACTTGCCGTTGTTCCGGTAGTTATGTCAAAGGTCATGCTGTTTGTTTTGACGGCACTAGGCGCATAGAAGCCGGATGTAAGCGCGTCGGTATTCGTAGAGAAATAGACTTCCTCTCCGGCGGCAATCCCATGTGCCGTCAGGTCAAACCTCATGTAATTGATTGTGGAGTTACCTGAAATTGTGCGACTTTCAGTTGATGTGACCGTAAAGGTATTGGTTGTCGTGCTGTTTATCGTGTAGAAGTTTGACGGCATTGTTAGAACTGCCGTTACATTACCACTGTTTGTTGTGATCGCTCCCCTAGTCCACTCGATGTCAAAAGCATTTGTCGTGCTATTTCGCACGGTGTAGGCACCGTCGTCTGGTTGATTGCTACCACTGGTAAACGTAAGATTTACGCTGTCGCCGTCAACAAAACCGTGAGAACTGATTGTGATTGTCACTACAGCCGTATATGGGTTGTAACCAAAAACGTTATTAGGCGTTTGCTCCCACGTCCCATTAACAGTTCTTGTGCGAGATACATAGGCACGTTCGCCCGTCTGGAAGCCATGGGAACTGCTGGTTACGGTCAGGCTTGTTCCAGACTGTGAGAACGTTCCCGACAGTTCCTTGCGGGTGAAAGTTCCAGCAACAGATGGTTTGGGGTCATATCCGCATTCTGTTCCTCGGTAAATCCAAGGGCATAGGTTTGCAATGCACTGACGCTTGGGCGCCCTGACACCAGCCAGATCAAATGCTGCAGAAAGCTCAAACTCAAAAAGGTTGCGGCTTTCAACAACCTTACGGTCAATGTAGTAAATCTCTTGGGGAAATTCCGCTGTCGGGTCCGGTGTCCCGTAAGGGTTTGTATTGCCGGGAAAATTAACGGCGTCTAAGTAGCGCGCCAGTGTGCGGATGCGCGTCAACTTGGCGCCTTCCAAGCCGTTTGGCAGTTCCGAAAGCAACGTTGAAATTGTGCCGTCTAAGTTGGCAACACGGATCGTGGGACGCGGCAGCTGTCCGTTGCCGCTGTACTGAAACCCGGCAGCTTCGATAGGAAAACGCTCGTATGTGCTGCCGTCCCAAGTGATGTCGCTGTTTGAATTAAGGCTTGTACCGGCGTGGAAACGGTAAGTAACCGTCAATCCGTGCATATCGTTGTTCAACTCCAGCTTGAACAGCTCGATGACTGCGCCGGGGTTGATCTCCTGTAGATCGGAAAACGGGACAGCCATTACGGTTCGAAGACTTGGCGGAACGTAGCAGTGATCGTGG